TTCATCAGTTTTTAAATGGGGAAACGCTACAGCTGCCGCCGGGCGTTTATGACCTCTGAATGTAAATCCCCAGATATAATCTGCATTAGTAACCCAAAATAAATCTAATGCAGAGTTTCTAGGAAATACACTTGTACGTCTTAAATTATCACCAATAATGGAAGTGCGTTGTGGTACATAGACTGGGTTTAATTCATAATAGTCACCGGTCTTTACAAAAATGGTCCATTGCCTTTGAGGGTTTTGTGCTGCGTACTGACAAGCTCTTTTAATAGTTTTAAAAGGATAATTTTCTGCTGTACCTACATTACCATCAGACCCACTTACTGTTACATACAAAACATTTGGGGTGCTCCATAACCCACCGCTTAAAAGGTTTGATATGGCATAAAAATCAACCTGAAACTCTCCCTGAAATGGTCTGTAACCAACTAGATAATCTGAGGGAAGAGGTGTAGTCCGAGAGAAATCGGCAAAAGAACGGTAAGCCATAGAATTATTTAGTTTATTTTACCGTAAAAGAAGGTATTAAACTAAATAAATCTTTATTTACGATTCTGAAGAATTATTTTCAACCGCTTCATTAGGAACAATATCAACACGACTGAGAATACGTGTACCACTGATTAATGTTACAGGTACTAAGGCAGCCTTATATTGGTTTAGAAGCTCTTCAATCTTACTCTTAGCTTCAACAAGTTCTTTTTCACGCGGCGTCAAATTTTTATTAGTATCTGTCATAATACTACTTATATATCTACTGTTTTATTTCCACTATTTTAATAGACTATTTCTATATAATCAAATCTTTTAGCCTCGGAAGCTTTTTGATACCCTGCATCGTTTGCAAAAATAATTTCTAATAATTGAGGTTTATAAAATGTTGGTAGTGTAAAAGACATAACATTATTTGTATGTACAGTAAAGTCAAAAATTGGGTATGCGCTAAATGGTGGGTTACCTGCACTCGTACTTCTTACACCACTATAAAAATTATATGATTTTTGTTTTCCGTCAAACTTATTAGAACTTAAATAAAGCCCGGCATCAGTTCTATAATTAAACATATCACCATAGAGATATATTTGCTTACCGGATGTACCTACCTTAACTGTTATATTAGGCATTATGGTTCTCCAAGTGGGGTATAAAGTTTAATCTCTGTAATCTGAGGACGTCCTGATACTGTAACAGTTTCAGTGTTTGAAAAGGCGGAAAGAGCTGGATCAGTATTAGTAATAACTTGAGTTTTAAGAAAGGTATAGCTACCATAATCAAGAGATGTACCGGTACTAACTGCAGTAAGTTGAGTATCAATTTTAAATATATTTTTTACTGGTGCTTGAGGATCTGGAAACATCCAACCTTTAATAGTAAAAGCAGTATCGGCAATAATTTGAGCTTTTTGATTTGCATTAATATCTGTTGGATAATTTAAATTAATTGAGCCATTCCATAGAACCTCACTTCTTATTTCTTGTGTATAAGGTAAATTAAAATCCTTAGGCACTGTCCAGCTTAAGATAATATACGGGTTGTTGAACGGTACAAAATTACTTAATATCTGATCCATATCTGATTGATATCTAGTAATAATACTCATCTTAACATCAATATTGATAGGTACAGGTGCTTTGTAAAAAAATGTTGCTTGACTAGGAGTAGACTCTGAAGGTGTACCGGGTGCAAAAAACCCTGCATTTTTATTGAAAACTCTATTATTATCTCGAGTTATACTACCTATAGTAACACTCACCACAGGTAAAGTTAAGTTTTGTCCAGGGTTAATTAAATCAAATAAAACTCTTTGTTTTGGAGCATAAATGTATCTTACTTGTTGAGAGGCTTCAGCAACTCTATTTTTGTTATACCTCTTAATAACCACATCATCAAATGCGGCCAAAAACTGTATTAAGAGGTCCTTTATCTCAAAATAATGAGTAGGAAGCTTCATATATCTTATTTAGTAGTGTATCCGACAAACTACTTCAATAATACTTCCACTTATTATAACTAATCTTTGATGCTAGCTTTCTTTTTGCTGATGGTTTTAAATATGATCTAAGTAATTTAACTTCTTCTAAGATACCACACCTTTTGACTGCATTACTAAATTGTTTTAACTTTTTGTCAAAATATAACTTATTGGAAGACTTCTTTTTATCTAGAACGACTTCACAGTTAATAATCATACTCTATTTACTTATTAAATTTGATCTTCAACTACAATAATCTCTGCTCTTGTATTAAAATACTTACCTGGTTTTTTGGGGATAAGAAATTTTGCATATTCTAATATTTTTCTGTCTTCATTACAAAGACTATCAACTGAATAATCAAATACTATTTTCTTTGACCCTATAAAAAAATTATACGGATACGGTACTTCAAAAACTTTTTTTGTTTGGTTTACCATTATTGTAAAAATCAAATAAAAGTCCTTTATGCAAAACAAAATTAACTTACCAGTTTTGATAGATTTATTGTTTACAGAAAAAGATATCTTTTGCTGTAAAAACGTATTAATAGATTTTTCTAATTTTTCTACGTACATATTATGAATCCATGTAAGTAATCTTTTGAGGTGTAGTCATTTTTGCTAAGTTTTCCCTAAAATATTTCCAAAAAGCGGGCCCAGCAGGTATACTTGTTATAAGGTCACAACTATCGCAATTTACACATCTATAATCTTGCATAAATATATCCCAAACAATAACAAGATTTTTTTGATCCGGACTATATTTGGTTCCCTTAACTGCAGGTTTATAATTAAGTGTCACCCTACCATCAACACTATTTAAAATGGATTGTGCGTTAGTACAGAGCATTCGACGTGTCATTGGTTTACCGGGGCGAGGGCGACGCCGGGCAAACTTTATTTCACAGACGTTGTTTTGAAGTACGCTTTTCAGGCTTGCTAGGGACACTAACATTTTCTTTTCTTGGTTGTACGACACCGAATATTCTTTGTTCGTTTAAAAATATTCCGTGGCTTAATTTTCCATGATTTTCAACTTCAATATTAGCAATAGGAACACCCATATTATTAGGGAAACAAACATAATCACCTTCTTTAACTAGTTTACAGCTATCACCTCTTAAGATTACTTTACCTATTCTCCATGCGTTAGTCTCAGCGTTTACAGGTACTACAATTCCATTTCTAACAATTGTATTAGAAGTACCACCTTCATCTACAAACTCTACTAACAAGATGTCATCGAGTAACTTCGAAAGATTGTACCCAACAAATACACTATTAAGTGAATTTCTAGAATGTGAGCTAAGATCTATTAAACTTTTCTGTACCGGTCCAAGTTGATCAACATTTGCCATATATGGTCACTTATTAGTGAACTATGTTAAAATCAAGAGTCTTTTGAAAGTTTTGGCTTCTTAATATAATTAATTCTTTGCTTATTAAATTTTGGCAAGACATTAACAAGTAATTTATACTGATCTTGTACAGTGGGAAATTGTTTTAAATTTCTATTAGATGTTAAATTAACAACTTTGGCCGCAATTGGATCAAGCATAGACAACCACCTATTTACGAGGTATAATGAAAATTCTTTTTCTGCTTCTGGACAATCGATTAAATTAGTCTTTTTACTAAAAGCAATTCCATCTATAATATCAAAGATATTCATTATACATCATGCTTATAGAGAAGGTGTGAATCGGTAAACTTATGAACTAATTGATACCCTCTAGTTGTAAGAAAGCTAATATAATTTTCACTGTAATATTTCCCGGTTCCATCGTGATTATTACCCCAATGTTCCTCAAACAAAATATATTTTGGTTTATAACGGTTAAAATCTAATCCTTTAAGAACCTCGATTTCAAACCCCTCTACATCAAGTGAGAAAAAGTCAATTCTATCTATTTTATGTTTTTCTAAAAGATAGGTTAGAGTCTTTGCTGGAACCTCAATTGTTGTATTATGAGAATCAGTACATCCTCCGGCGGGGTCATCATTAAAAAAACTCCCCTTTATAGTAGATTCCTTATAATCAAAAGAAACCAACGCACATTCTTCAATAATGGAATTAGGACGAGTAAGTTTTAGGTTTTCTCTAAAAATTGGGTTAGGTTCAACTAATAATCCTTTCCATCCTTTTTTTTCTAATGCATATGTGTTACTTTGAAAAACCCCGTTATGTGCACCTGCTTCAATAAAAAATCCAACCTCATTTTTATAGATATCTAAAATATAGCTATCTTGACCATATTGTGAGGTATGATCAGACATATTAATGTGAAATAATTTTAGTTGAAGCTATAAAAATATCGTCGTTAGTTTGATAGAAGAAGTTAACTACATCTTTCATAAAGGAGACAGCTTGATCATTATTAAGATTTGTACTATAAGCAAAAGCTGGTGCACGCTTCCCGGCGGTGACGTTAATGCCGGTATGGCCGAGTGCCGCCCCATCTTTAACATGTACAATACTAACACTACACTTACCCTTTTGTTGTGTAACACCGCCTTGTGTAAATTCTTTCGTCACCATTAGATCATCCCCATCTACCTCAATAGGCGCTTGAATATATTTGTAAAGGATATTAGCAATATTTGCATTAAACATTCTCTGATAACAAATAGCACCAAAACTCTCTGTTATTAGGGGTATCTCATAAAGAAAATGAATCATATCCTCGCTATATATAAAATCTTTATTTAACGAATCTTCCTGATCAATTAACCCCTCAGTTTCTACATTAGCAGGCGCTCTAAAAGCAATTATATTACCAATTGGGAGACACTTGTCTCTAAAATAACGATAAGCAAATCTTCTATGCAACAGAACACCATCATATACTTTAATATCATTTAGAATCATATAGAAATTATAATACGTGTTATAGATTAGTCCACACTATATGTACCCCAAAGCCTAAGATAGAAATTTGAAATATATGACCATAATCATATCTACTATAAAAAATACCGGTATCTAGTTTGGATATAAACGGACCGCATTCAATACCATCTTCAGTTTTACGGTGAAATAAAACTGAAGGAAAGGTAAATTTAATAATAGGGATCATATAATAGTAATATTGGGACGCGCGCAAGTCGATAAGGTATTGGTGAATTGATGATTATTGAATCCTATATAAAAGATAAAGTCATTAGATGGAGACGTGCAATTTACAAAATTTGTGAGCAAAAAAAGCTTTTCCTCAGAATTTTTTTCTTTCATATTAAAGGGTTTGTCTTTATAACCCACAATACATTTTATACGGTATAATCACAAAAATCAACTGGTAAATTTCATTTGAATATATTTTTTAACGTATAAATAAGATATCTTATATGCCTGAGTACGGAAATTCTGATTCTGGACGCGAATCGACATTTGGTCGTTCTTTAATGAATTACATAAATTCAAAGCTTCCTTACCAGAGCTACACCACTATAGATACAATTAGTAAGTTAAATCCTAAGTTTAAGGTTTTTCAGGATACTGGTAGTAAGCGCACTGAGGCTTTAGCCAGACAGAGTATAAGCAGTAATACCGAGTATAATAGCTTAGATCCATCTGGTATTATTGGTTTAGATAACAACTTTACACAATACATGTATGCTAACATTCAGCATGACAAAGTATCAAGATTAAGAGATTATAGAACAATGGCATCATTTTCTGAAGTAGCTGATGCGCTAGATGAGATTTGTGATGAAGCAATTAATAAAGATTCTAAAGGAAAAGTTGTATGTGCTAAATTTTTAGATCTTGATTTGAGTGATAAAGATACAACGGCTTTGGAAGAGGAATTTCAAAAATATATTCAACATTTTGATCTGCAGCATAAGGGGTGGGAATATTTTAGAACCCTTCTTGTCGATGGGGAATTATATTTCGAGCATATTATTCATAAACAATATGAAGATGAAGGTATTTTAGGTGTGATTACAGTACCCAATGAGTTTGTTGATCCTATTTTCGGTAATGTACAAAATATGATGATAAAAGGCTATTTGCTGAGAAAGCCTGTTTTTGATAAAAACAATCCTACTAAAATTTTAGAATACAAACTCGTTCCAATGGATAAAAACCAAATTACGTATATTAATTCTGGCATATGGAATGAGAACAAAACAATAAGATTACCTTTTATTGAGAATGCAAGAAGAGCATATAGACAGATAAGTCTATTAGAAGATGCGGTCGTAATTTATAGATTAGCTAGGGCACCGGCGCGTTTAATTTTCAATGTAGATGTGGGTAATATGCCTGCGCCAAAAGCTGAAGCATACATGCGTAAGCTAATGAATCAATATTGGTCATCTAAGAGTTTTGATGCGCAGCAGGGCGGTGGCGCGCTCAAAAAATACAACCCTCAAAGCATACTAGATAATTTCTGGTTTGCAAAACGCGCTGGGTCTGAAGGGACTGATGTAAGACAGCTGGAAGGTGCAAATCAGGCGTGGGGGCTAGAAGAAATGAATTATTTCCTAAAGAAATTGTACAAGAGTCTAAAAGTACCTGTTTCCCGTCTTAACGCTGAAACTGGTTATAAGGATGACATGAACATTCTTCGTGAAGAGTTAAAATTTGCTAAGTTTGTTGTTAGAATGCAACAACAATTCGCTGAAGGGTTAAAAAACGGTTTTGTAACACATTTAAAATTAAGAAAACTTTGGGAAAAGTTTGATTTAAAAGAAAACAACATAGACATTGAATTTAATGTGCCCATTAACTTCTTTGAAATGAGAGAAGCCCAGAAGCAGGAAATTAAGTCAAAGACGTTTGGTGACATTATTCAATCTGCAGATAATATTAGTAAGACATATGCTCTTAAGAAATATATGGATTGGACAGATGTAGAGATTCTTGCAAATAGAGAATTTATGAGAAAAGATATGGCTTTTGTATGGGAGTTAGAACAGATAAAGGCCGGTGGACCGAATTGGAAGGAAAATGCATTAGCTGGTGTTGCACCGGCAGAAGCCGGAGAAATGGGCGGTGCAAGTGTCGGGGGTGGCGGTGCTAGTACATTACCTCCGGCTTTTGGACCTACCCCGGGAGGCGCCCCCGAAGCCGGGGTACCTGCAGAAGGTGGAGCAGCACCTGTTGAAGGTGGGCCAGCTCCAGCAGCAGGCGGGACACCCCCTCCTACTGGTTAAGTTTTTTAAGTCTCTTTACAACAAAATCTAATTTTTGTATTTCGTATTTTCTTGCGTCTATTTCTTCCGGCGCATACCAATACTTGTCAGAGACATTTAGCATATCTTTATAAGAATATGTAAAATATGCAGGCTTGTGTTTTATTTTATATTGAATAAAATGTCTTAACTCGTGAAGTAAATTTCTCACCATTCTTCTGACCCTTAATTTCCTATTAAAAGAATTACAATCTATTCCAACGTTAATCTCGTTCCTGCTTATATCAAAATCACTATATCCTTTGCTTCTAATATGAATGTGAAGGGTTTTATTTGAAGGGTACCCCTCCTTATAGCATAGATAAGATACTACCCCCTTAAGTGACCTATAACAAATATTAAACTTTTTCAGCCATCTATGAGAATTTCTTGAAAAAATTATTCTCATTTCAACCAAACAGTTGTCGGGTCATATGCTGTAGTATCTAGAAAATCCCACACCTCGTAGTCAGGTTTTATTTCAATGGTTGCGGCTTTAACCAGATTGGCTAATAAAGATTCTAAATCTTGAATATGCCAGACATCATCTAGCAATCTTCTCCCTGATGTACGAGTTTTATGGGCCACGTGATCGGCATACGAGTAGGCAAAACCTGCAAAAGGGGGAATCATACAACCTAGACTAACTAAATTTCCTAAAATACGAGAACAGACTTCTTTACCACCAACAGAATGCATTGTAACTATAGCACATGCGGGCTTACCTACAAGATATTTAGAACCTTCAAGTACAGTCATCTTTTCGAAAAGTTGCTGCATGCTCGATCCCCAGCTATCCCAATATGTTCCTGTAGAAAAAATTAATGCGTCAGTTTTTTTAATTGCTCTCTTTACACTATTCCAACAAAAAGTGGGAGATAGATGAATAATTCGTACACGAACTAAATCATGCTTTTTAAGAAGCATTCTCTTAATTTTCTTGAGCAACATTGCCGTATTACCAACACGCCCCCCTATAGCGCCATTGATAATTAGGATATTCTTCATTTTTATAGTATAGAAGAGAATTTATGTAAAATCAAATTATTTATATTGATTTTTTTAGAATACCTCTTATTATATAGATATGGAGAAGTTTACAGTAATTATTAAAAGTGTATGTAGTTCAGATAAAAGTAGATCTATAACTATTAATTCGGAAGACCAGTGGTTGGCCCATAAAGAGGCTAATAATTACTATAATCAACTTAGAGAAGATGTTGTCTCGATTAAAGACAGCAAAAACAATGAAGTCTACAACTTAGAAAAAGGCTTTATTTTTGAATCCTAATTTAGAAAAGTTTAAAACATTTAATGAACTTGGTGTAAAAAGAAATTTTAGACCATCGAGAAAAAAAATAGAGAAATTTAAATTTAATTCTGAATGGGAATCTGACCCAAATAAAAATGTTTTTACATTAAGAGATTATAAGTGTTGCTACATCACAATAATGAAGAATAAGCAAGGTAAATATGAACCTAGAATCAATGGCTCGTCTGTTAGCGATTATCCTCATATAATTGAATTACCTAAAGAATATGAAAATTTAGAGGCAGCTCAAAATAGTGCATTTCTATTTGTAGACACAGTAACTGGGAAGAATAAATAATAAAAACATGAGCGTGATTAATGAATAGTTTTCATCTACAAGTTGTAGATCAAAGTGCTTCAGGTTCACTTCATGTAAAACTGATTATAGACTCTAAAGAGTCTGGTATTCTTTATTTGTCTCAAGAGCAGCTTGACGCTATTAGTGGCGGTTTGAAATCATATTGCTACGAAAATGATCTTTCTTTTTCAATAGAAAACCCTTTTGATATTTCTTCTTTCGATGATGTAGAGGACGAAGACGAACTAGAATAAATATATGTGTGAAAAAAACACATTCATCCGTCCGCGGATTCTGTGAAGAATTTTCTTCACACGTGTACGAGGATAAGACCCATCATAGCATTCTTT